GAGAACTCCGTCTTCCCCAGGATCACTCTCTGCGCAAACAACATTGCCATCATTTCTTTGTCTCCCTTCGATAAGTAAAAATATAGGTTCAGGGCCAGTCCGGCCCAAAACTCACGCATAGACCACCGCCGCCATTTCGGCGATGCAGTCCTCGTAAAAGTCCAGTTGCTCCGACTGGGCGTCCATCTGGGCGGTGAGCAGCTTATTCTCCTGCTCCAGGGCGGCCAGCTTTTCCTCTGGGGTGGGGACCGGCTCCACGGGCGGCTTGGCCGCCTCCTCGGCCTTCCATGCCTCCCAGGCTTCCAGGTTTGGCTGGACGATCACAGGACCGTCCACCAGCTCGGAGATGGTCACGAAGCCATTGTACTCCAGGAATAGAGCGCTCTGCTCCTCGTCCAGTTCGATACAGCCTGGGAACGGCTGTGCCTTCGGGTTCGGGTAGGCTCCTGATTCGTTTGGCTGTGCGTCAATGTAAAGTTTCATAGTGGGCCTCCTTTCTCAGCAGATGGCGATATAATGATAGAGCGCTCCTCGATGGTTTAGCTGCCGGTCTGGCTCGTGACCATCTTCCTGACCGCTGCTTGTACCAGTACCATACCAACTACTTCCCTCGCCGACCCACCAGGACAGCGTAGTTCCGTCCCAGTCCGCGGTGTAATATCCACCCGAACACTCATTCTTCCAAGTCTGGCCTTTCGTCGCAGGATTTACAAATATAGTCGGCTGATAGCCGTGGTGAACGATAACAATCTTCGGAATAAACTCGAATGTCAGACGGTTTGGATTCGCGGTACCATACAGCCCCGTTCCAATATAGGAACCGATTGCGATTTTCGGAGCGGTCACGGCATTGTCAAACGGCTTGCCTAAATACTCATACTCATAGCCACCAGATTCTCCACTGTCTGGGTAAGCGTTGCGGTCGGAAGAATGAAGAAACTTTTCCGTCTTAGTCTCGGGGCCACCCCCCGTAACCTTGGCGCTTGTCGCAACATAGAACAGGTAATAGCGATCCTTACTTAGTGCATACTCAACACTGGCCCTCGCTGCATTCGTACTCGCTTTACGCACTCCACCTACGCATTGATAATATTTTCCACAGATCGTTGTCGAAAGCGTGCTCACCGATGAAATGCCGTCAACTTCAGCCGTCTTCGGATTTACAAGACGTACGATCCCGTATTTATCAACTTCGACAGTGTTAGCATATTTAACGGAGAAGGTGCCGTTACCGTCATCGGAATAACTTATGGCAAAGTCCAAACATTCCGATATCATTTTCCCGGAAATATTGGCTTCATACGAAAACGTCTCATATGCGCCGATCACAGCCGTAAGGTCGTAGCTGGTGCGTCTCCACCAGTGCTGGGTGTACGTTCCAAGCGCTGCCAGCGCATCATCCGGCACCGCCTCGGCCCCGAGACCGAACAACGCAGCGGTGGCGTCCTTGAGCAGGGCGGCTTTGTTCAGGAACGTGGGCAGTTGGCTCCAGCCCGCCGCGTTGAACAGGATGTCCAGGGGCAGGGTTCCTGCCGCCGCCATAGCCCGGAACTCCTCGTAGGTGGCCGGGAGGTTTGCCCGCATCAGACGGCTGGTACCATCTTCTTTGATAATTCCATTGTTCATAGGTTGTCCTCCCCACAAATCGCTTCTCCACACGGGACGAAGGTGGTGATCATGGTATTGATGACGGCATCCACATCCTCCAGGATCTTCTCGATGTCGTTGGCCTCCCTCCAGGTCAGACCGGCCATATCGGCCGGCACCTCTGGGTTTCCCGGCAACACCGTCAGCACGCCCCGCAAGGTGGCCACATCGGCCAGATAGGCCGTTAGCTGGGCGGCGGTTGGGATATCCTCCACCGTCCAGTCCGTCTTGGGGGCCACCTGGACCAGATAGCCGCAGCCCTCCAGCCGGTCGGCCACATACCGCACGGCCTCCCCCACCCGGTTCAGGTCGGAGGCGTTGTACGCGCCCTTCAGGCCGCCCATCCATTCAGACAGCTCCTCTGGTGTGCCCACCCAGCCCTTTTCCGGGTCCCACAGGCCGGTCAGGTAATTGGCCCGGTCCACGTCGGCCTGGAGGCGGTCAGTGATCAGCTCATCAATGATACTCATGTACTCTCCTTATCCCAGTAGATGACCGCGCAGCCGGTGACGCCGGTTGTGCCAACCGTACCATTACCGGGACGGACGTCAATGACCGTCTTACTGCCGTTTGGCTTTCCGTCCTCCCCGTAGGTAGTCTCCCTGTGCCGTCGTCCCTGGGCGCCGCCACGGCCGCCTGCGCCGCCGTCACCAGAACCCGCCAGCGGGGCCTTGACGCCCGTTCTGGCGTAGGAAGCACCGGAGGCGATGTCGGTATAGCCCAGTGGGAACCGCTGGCCGTTGGCGCTGGAATAGGGGCCGAAGATGGTTCCGGCCTCAGTGACGCTCACGGAGAAGATCTGCTGGTCGTTGATGTCCACCGTCCCCGCCCACACGAGGCCGCCAACTCCGTCCACGCCGTCTAGGCCGGCAGCGTCCCAGTCTCCGTCCGTGCCGTCGGTGCCGTCAGCACCGGGGCCCACCAGGATCAGCCGGAGTTTCCCCACTCCGGCGGGGCCCGTCCAGGTGCCGCTCTCGGTAAGGACGACCCGCTCCTCAAACAAGAAAGAGCCGTCCGCCTGGAGAAGGACGGAGGGACAGTTCTTCAGAAGGCCATTGGAAAAAGTAAAGCCCTGGGCTCGCCTGCGGCCGGTGGACGCGCTGGACTGGTCCAGCCAGACCGTATCCACATCCCCGATCTCCGAGGACATATCCCCCCGCCCGGTTACCTCCAGCAGGTTCCCGCCGTAGGTGGACAGGATCTGCCGGGCTGCCGTCAGAGCCGCCGCCTGGGTGTGCAGGAAGGGGTTGTCTACGGTCACCGTCTGACTGGCCGCCGTGGCGTTGCCCGAGACGATGTACTGGGTTCCGCTGCCGTCGTACAGCTTGAAGGTGATGGCCGCCAGGTCGTCGTTGGCCTTCATGGTGGGATAGGCGGTCATGTTGTCCAGGTCCAGTTTGTTGCCCTGGTACCAGTAGGGCTCCGCCGTCAGGTAGCCGGTGGCGGCGTCCGCCCGTGGAAAGGTCCCCGTGGCCATGCAGGCGAAGCGCAGGATATCTCCGCACTTCTTCCCGGCCACGTCGGCCGCGCTGGAGGCCGTCACAGGGAGGTCGGCGTAGGCCGGGTCTACCTTGTAGTGGCCCTCGAAATTGGGGCCCAGCTGGGCCGCCAGAGCCGCAAGCCACCCCTCCAGGGTGGTGGGCAGGACCGAAGGCTGGATGAACTCCCGGCCCGCCAACAGGCCCACGATATCCACCAGATCCCACTGCATGGACAGTCCGTTGTTGCCGGTACGCCAGCCGCCGTTGTACTGGTAGAAGACGCCGATCTGCTTGTACTCAACCGACCCGTCCGCCAGTCTAACCCCAATGGCCACTGGGATGGCCTGGCGCTCATCGATGGACTGGAACACGCCGTTTTTGCTCCGTGGCTCGAAGCGACGGGACAGGTTGTCCATCTTCAGGGTGCAGGTGCCGTAGGGCAGGGCCAGGCAGGAAAAATTGGTCTCCTGCCGTGCGGAGAACTCGCAGATGGTGTCCTGGGTCCACTCCTCATAGATGCCGGGGACGATCTCCACCGCCCGGAACCGCCGGAACGGGACGGACCAGCGGGTCACGGTCACCCGGATGGCATCCGGGTTCTGGACGGTGAAGCCGTCCATGGAGACCCTGGGTTCCCTGTTGCCGGTGAAGGTTCTGGTGTAGTAAGCGGTGCCGCCCTGTTTCACCTCTACGGTGAAGTCGGTGGGTATGCCGTCCTCCGGGTTGTCCGAAAAGTACACGGAGCAGGCCTGTAGGATGGACACATTGGAGAAGGCCATCTCCACCCAGGCCGGAGTAGAAAAGGCCCCCTCCTCCCCGCACAGCACCTCGGACTGGAAACCCATGTGGTCCGTCAGCTCCGCCGGGTTGTCCGGGTAGACGCCCCAGCTTCCGTCCAGCACCCAGCGGTTTAATTCCAGGGTTGCGTACTTGACCGGAGCCGTGAAGTCCTTATCGTGAAGCTGGACACGCTTGCTGTACCGGCTCTCGCTGGAGGCGGACACAGACCCGTAGGTGATGTCCGGGTCGATGATGTCGATGACGGCCTTCAGAAATATTCTGCGAGCGTCCCCCACGATGGCTGAGCGGTACCCATCCGAGCACTCAAGCATGGGGCTTCACCTCCCGGAGGGTAAAGGCGATGTTGTGCCACAGCCCCACCCCGCCCCGGGAAAAGGCGAAGGTAGGGTTGGTGATATTCTCGACCAGGAAGGTGCCGGTACGCATCTCGTCGCCATCGTCAGGCAGGTAGGTCACCGGGAAGGATCTGCCCGACCGGAGGATCGCCGCCAGCTGACGCCACAGGTCGTTGCCCAGGTAGTCGTAGGAGTAAGAGATCATCTGGACCACACCCCGGACCTCCCGGACCATCCGGCCAGAGATCATGGGCAGATTCTCCGCCAGCTCCGCAGGGTAACAGCGGTAACGGTCCCAGCTGGTCTGGGGTAGGTATACGTCATCAAGGATCAGCTGTGTCATGTATCGCTCACCACCTCGGGAGAAGATTTCATCACGCTGCGCAGGTCGTCAATGGTCTCCCGGTATAGGGTCTTGCCGTCCACCTGCCAGATTAGTTCGATCACATACCGGCCAAAGCTTTCTGCGTTTCCTACCTGAAGGGCGTTGACCGCCTGCTCCAGACCGCGCTGGAACTGGCCGTTGGATACGCCCCGCTCCGGAACGTTCAGATTGGTATTCAGGCTGGCCGCCACCTCATAGTTGGAGGGAATCGGCTGGCCGAACAGGTCCTTGACCCGGCCGGTCACCGACTCTACATTCCGGTACAGGCCGGGGGCTCCCTCGTCCAGGCCCTGGCCGCCGCCTTCCAGTAGGTAGCGGAATACCTGGGCCGACCACTTGGAGGGCGAGTGTTCGTCAAAGCCCTCCGGGCCGGTGAACCAGCCCTTGATGGTATCGACCACGCCGAAGACCTTACCTTTCAACCAGTCCACCTTGTCACCGATTCCGTTCCACAGGCCCATCAGCAGGTTGGCGCCGACCTCCCTCATCTCCTCGGGCAATTTTTCAAACCACTCCATGCCTTTGTCGATGGCTGCGGGGATATCCTCAGTAAAGAATCCAGTCACCAAGTCAACAGCACCAGAAATAATCTCTTTCACATTAGAGAAGGCCGCGTCCACCCGGGCTCGGAACTCGTCGTTGGTCTGGTAGGCCGTCACAAAGGCGGCGGCCAATCCGGCCAGCAGGGCCAGCACCACACCGATTGGGTTGGCCGCCATGGCAGCGTTCAGCGCCAGGGTGGCAGCCTTCATCTTAGTCATGGCATCGGTCACGCCGGTAATGATGGCCCCCATGTTCAGGGCCACGCCCAGAGCCAGGGCCGCAACCGCTAGGCCTTCCAGTATGTAAATGGCGGGGTCGCCACTCTCTACCATGTCCAGGATGCTGCCGGTCGCCCCGTTGATGGCCTCTTTGACCGCTGTAAAGGCGGGCTGGACCATCTCGGCAAAGCGGGCCATGGTGTCCATTCCGTCCGCCGTGGCCTGGTTTGCCTCTACCATGGCCTGATTATTGTCCCTCCAGCTCTGGGCCGCACCAGCCAGCCCCTGGTCCGACAGGGCCTGAAGGACCAGATTGACCCGCTCCGACTGGCTTCCGCAGGCCTCCAGTTTGGCATTGAAGTCATCTTCACTGGTTCCGGCCCAGTTCAGCACGTCGGCGAAGGTGCCGGTCACCTGGCCCACCTTGATGGTCTCGTTGATGGCCTCGGACAGACCGTCTATGGGAATGGAGTCGCCGTACTTGGCCCAGGCGCCGATCACGCCGTCTGTCAGCTCCTTCAGCTGGTCCTGGGCCAGCCCCAGGGCCTGGAGGTTGGCGGTCGTGGTGGCCGCCGTCTGGTCGTCCCCCAACACGCCGAACAGCTGACGGTAGGTCTCTTTGGTCTCCTCCGCTGAGTAACCAGCCAAGTCGCTGGATACCTCCAGGGAGGCCATGATCTTCCGGTACTCCTCGGTCTCGTCGATCAGCCCCTGGAGGCTGCCGACCATGCTCTGGACCGCTCCGGAGACAGCTCCGATGGTGAAGGCATCCCGCATGGAACTGCCCAGCCCGCCGAAGCTGTCACCGGCATCATCCGCCTTGTCGGCGGCCTGGCTCACTTCTTTGCCGAAGCCATCAATGCTCCTGGCACAGCCATCGGCACTATTCCGCGCTTCATCAAGATACCGCTCGTTGTCTTGCAACTCGCCGTTCATCTTCAGCAGGTCGATTTTTGCATTGTTGAGCTGTTGCTTATAGGCATCTACCCGTCTGTCGTTTTCGCCATAGGCTTCTGCGGCATCCCGAAGCGCTCCCTCCAGCGCCTCGACCTTGATTTTTTGTTGATCTACTTCACTTTGGAGCAACCTATTTTTCTCGGCCAGTGCCTCCATGGAGTTTGCTTGACCGTGAAACTCGGCAGTGGCCAGGGCCATATCACTTTTCAGAGTCTTCAGCTTGCTGTCGACCAAGGACATCTGCTGTCCGAAGCTGTCTCCGGCACTCTCTGCCTCATCGGCGGCCTGGCTCACTTCCTTACCGAAGCCGTCGATGCTCTCGGCGCACCCGTCGGCGCTATTCTTCGCCTCATCCAGGTACCGGGTGTTCTCCTCCAGCTCGCTGTTCATCTTTATCAGGTCGATTTTTGCCCGGTTGAGCTGCTGCTTGTATTTATCAACCTTCTCTGGACTTTCCTTGAACGCCTCATTGGCATCGCTGACCGCCTTCTCCAGCGCCTTCACTTTCTCCTGCTGCTGCTCGATCTCCTGGCGGAGCAGCTTGTCCTTGGCGGTCAGTGCCTCCATGGAGTTGGCCTGGCCCTGAAACTCGGCGGTGGCCAGAGCCATGTCGCTTTTCAGGGTCTTCAGCTCACTGTTGACCGAGGACATCTGCCGTTTGAACTCCTGTTCACCATCCAGCTCGATGGACGTGGTGATTCTTCTCGTCGCCATCAGTCCTCATCTCCCCTCTTCAGTCCCCGCCGCTCCTGCTCCAGTTCCACCAGATCAGACACCTGGCCAATGGTCAGCAGCATCCCCTCCTGGACCGTCAGGCCAAGGAACTGGGTCACCAGCTGCAAATACCTGGGGCGGGTCAGCGAACTTCCGTTTTTTTTTCGAGCTCCTGGAGGCCAAGGTCGATTTCCTCAGCCTCCCGCTCCTCCTCCCGGCTGAAGCCCAGCCGGATGGTCCGCTCCAGGGTGTCCTTGGCCTGGACTACATCCAGAGGCCGGAGCATCGTCTGGAAATACTCCGCCGAGGGGAACTTTCCGTGATCGAAGCCCTGGTAACGCCGCACCAGCTCTCCCTGCTCGGCGAACTTAGCCAGCATCCAGCAGGTGTGCTGGAAGGACTTCTTGCCGTTGCCCCGGATCAGGTCCACCACGGAGCCCTTGGAGCCGAATTTCTCATAAATATCGAACAGGGCGGCCCCGTTCATGCATAGGTGATAGATCCGCCCCCCGAAGCTGTATTCCACTGTTCTCACGGCTGGCCTCCTCAGGTGGCCGCAGTGAGCTTGGCGTCCACCCAGGCCTGAGCCGCGGCGGCGGTGGTCAGGTCATCCGACTTTACCCGCCACTTTCCGTTTGCGGCGGTGCTGGCCGTGAACTTGGCCTTGCCGCCGGTCAGGGTGATTCCGTCGCCCTTGGTGGCGTACTCCTCGCCCTGCATGGAGGCCTTGAGCTTGGGGTAATAGACGCCCTGATAAAGCTTCTTGTTGTTCACGATCTTGCAGATAAAGAACGCCAGGCCGCCATAGGGTGCGTTGTCCTCACCGGAAAACTCCAGGTCCTTTTCCGAGCCGGTACCGGTGGCCAGCTTAGCGCCAAAGATGGCGGATGCGGTCGCGTTGGACAGCTCCGTCACCTCCACGTCCACGGGGCACTCCTTGAACTCACTGACATACTCGGCCAGTTCATCGTCGCCGTAAAGTTTGCCCTCGTTAAAGGCGGGGGCGTCCGTCACCTTGACCAGCTTGCCCAGAGAGATGGCCGAGCCGTACTTAGGGAAATCCTGGGAACTTTCATCCGGGGTCTCCTCCGCAAAAGGGGCCCAGCGCAGATATTTCGCTCCATACTTTGCCATATTCTTTCCTCCTCACAGATCTTTCGATTTTAAAAACTTGTCGTAGATTTCAAACTCGGCCCGCTCCACATCGGGGGCGCACTCCTCGTTGGCTCGCCGCATCCACTGCTTGGCCGGGATGCCTTTCTTAGGTGCGCCGAACTCATGGACAAAACCAACATCGTTGTTGGTCACGGGCTTCACATCGCCGCCCACTTCATACCAGCGGCCTTGCCGGTTTTTGCTTTCATAGCCGAATTTACGTACTTTCTTACGCCTACGCTTTCCATGATTCCCCGTTGGGTACACAACCACATGACGACGCCACCCGTTTTTGGCACCGCCAGCCTTGCTGAGGGCCTTGATACTGCCCTTCAGCTTGCCAGAGTCCACAAGACCGAGGGTGTCGATCTTCCGCTTGTGGGCGGCCACGACCACCTCACCGGCGGCGGTCAGCATATTTTCGACCACATCATCCGGAATCTGGGTGAACTCCTCCAGAGACAGCTCTAGGCCCTCGATGCCCTGGGCGTTAAATTTGGCCACTACACATCACCGTCCACATACTCGCACTCGAAAATGTAGTGCTGCCCATCCTCGTCGTCGGCATGGAGCACCTCGGGACAGGTAAAGTCAGCCGCCATGAGGGCCCGCCGGATGGCCTTTTTCTTCGCCAGCGGGTTCTGACCTGTGGGCAGGAACCAGTGCAGTTGGACCAGGTACACGATGACCTCCGGCTCATCATCCCCGAAGCAGTCCGCCTTCTCCGTGTAGTTGAAGGTGCAGTACTCCTCTGCCTCCCCCGTGTACAGGTCCGGGACGCACACAGGCACGATGGGCTCCACCGCGCTTTTGATGATCTGATTCAGGCTCATACTATCCCTCCAACGTCAGCAGCGTGGCCCAGATTTCCGTATACCGGCGGTCGTCCTGGTAGGGGTTGACGTACTCGATCTTGTAGTCATCCCCAGCGTACCGGACGATCATCTTCCGGCTGATTCGGGTACTGGTCCATCGGACCAGGAACCGGGCTTTGACCTGGCCGAAGTCGGCATTTGCCTTCACCAGCTCCGTCCCGCTGTTCCGTGTGAACTTGGCCCAGCAGGACCGCACCACCTTTTCTGATGGTTCGGTCTCGTACCCGTCGGCATCCGATTCCGCTGTCTTCTTGATGATTTTGATGCGCTTATTCAGCTCACCAACCGGCACTTCAGCCATGTCAATCACTCCTCTTACTGAACCCCGGAGCCGGTGCCCAAGTTGGGCACCGGCTCGGTGAGTTTCAGCTGGTTCATTAAGCGGCGGAATGCGGGGTTATCCGTAACCGTCCCAGAAACGGTCCTTTCTCTACGGTCGTAGCCGTCCAGCACCAGGTAGTTGACGCACAGGTCATACTGCCCCCGGCGGTCCGTTCCGGCGGGCGGCTCCGCGATCCCCGCCCCGGCCATGTAGCCTGCCGCCGCGTCATAGAGAGTCTGGAGCAGCTGCTCCTCCCACTCCTCCAGCTGGTCGATCCGGCAATACGCCAGCAGCCCGGCCTTCCGCTCATCTGTCAGCATGCTCATCCGTCAGCCTACTATCAGGTTGCCTGCTCGTAGCCGGTGGCGTACACAGCGCTCTCATCAATCTTCTGGGCATCCAGCCGGGTGATTACGCGGATCTCCGTGGAGTTGGTGGCCCAGGCATCTCCGCCAACATTGGTGGAGGCCATCTCCAGCACACCCCGGTCAAACACGGTGGCAAAGGCCTTGAAGTTACCGACGAACAGAGGATCATACTTGGTCGTGGTGGTGCTCACAGTCTTGCTAATCTCGCCGATCTCGTCGTTGTCGGCGTACCGGACGGGGCGGCCCTTGAAGCGGCTAAAATCCCCGGAGAGGTCGGGCACCAGCATGGGCCGACCGGTGGAGTCCACCCAGCCGTCCATCTCGTCATAGACGTTCTGGTTTGTCAACAGAGAGGCAGCGCGGCTGTGGGCGGTGTTCAGGCTCTTGTTCAGAATAGACTTGATCGCCTTCACCTTCTGAGCGTCGGTGGTGGCGGTCTGTGCGGTAAAGGTCAGCGCCTTCAGCAGGGTCAACACCAGGTCATTCTTGGTCAGGATCAGCTTGGGGCCGAACCAGCCGGCCAGGTAGGTCATCAGGTAGTCCACATCCTGAATCAGCTGGTTGGAAACCGGCAGGCGGTCGCCGTACTGACCCAGGGTGAAGGTGACCTTCTTGAACTTGGGCTGGTTGTTCTTTCCGATGGTGGCCATCTCGTCCACCTTGGGCAGCTTGGTCCGCTGATCGGCGACTTCCACGGCACGCCAGCCGCTGTTGGTGGTAACCATTTCGGTGTTGCACAGGGCGGAGATATCCAGGAAATCCTTGGTCTCAGCAATAATCTTCTTGTCAAAGTCCAGGGGCACCAGGAAACCACCGTCCTCGCCAGCGGTGGTGCCGCCGGTGATAGTAAGTGCCTTGGTCAGGGGATTAAATTCCTCCATGCCCATGGCGGTATCGGGGCGCTGGTGGGTCTGCAAGGCCTTCTGGAAGGCAATCATATACTCGTTGTCGCCGCGGATCTTATCCATGGCGGCGCGCCCCTTCAAGTACGCCTTTTCCTGCTCAGTCTTCTCCGCCAGCGTGATAAAGCGGCCGTCCTTGTTGTCAAAGCGTCCCTTCTCGGTGATGACGGTTTCCGCATCCTCGATCTCCTCGTTCAAGGCGGCCACCAGCGCCTTTTTCTCGTCGAAGGACGCGGCGGCCTTCTTCAGAGCCTCGGCGTCCCCACCGGCCTTGGCGCTGACCTTGGCCTGCCGGGCCTCCTCCATGGCATCAACGGCGATCTTGCGCTTATTCTTCAGGTCGATCAGATTCTTCATGTCCATATTCAAATACCTCCAAAACGTAATTTTTCGACAGTAACGAGGTCCTCGTCTGCCGTATCTGCAACGGTGTCTGAACCGCTGGAGACATACTGGGGATTCACGCCCTTAGTCACGCCCGCCGCGGGCTGGGCGGGAACGGCCACAAAGGACCACTCATAGGCGTCCGTGGGCTCCGTCAGGATGCCCAGGCACAATTTCCCGTCATATTCATCGCCCTTACGGTGCTGACAGTCTGCGGTATAGAGCTTCTTTCCGCAGACAGAGCAGACAAGCTTCTTACAGGCGCAGCCAACAGAGACTTCCCGCAGGATTCCGCCGTCGATCTTGGCGATCAACTCCTCTGTATCCTCCGTCCGCACCACATAGGCCCAGGCCTTCAGGTAGCAGTAGGGTTCTCCCTCTAGAGCCGCCGTTCCGCTCCCCTCCACGACCTCGGTCCGGAAGATGCGAGCGGTTTGTCCTTTGGCGGACCAGCAGTGGTCGAAGATGCCGGGCTTTCCCACGTACAAAGGCTGCAACGTCTCAAGGGACGCCTTGGAAAAGGCCTCGTTGTCCCGGTCCGCTGCGTTGTCGCATAGCTTCACGGCGAAAATGTACACCTGCTCCGCCGCCAACGGTGTCAGTGTGTACTGATTGATGAGGGCCAAGTCCGCCTCCGTGGCTGCCGCAGTACCGGCCGGTATTGCTTTTTTAATGATCATGTCGTGCCTCCCGCCTGTACCTGGGGCTTGCCCAGGTTCTCCAGATCGTCAAAATTCTTGCTGTATAGGCGTTTCTTGCCGCCGGGCGTCCCAGTTCCGGGTTCACCCTCCTTATGGAGAATGGTATCCACGTCATAAGCGCCAATTTCCCGCATGTTCTTATACCATGCGGCTCTGGACGCGGTGTCGGACCGCAGTGTCACCATCATATTCCGGCGGATATACAGGCCTGTCCCGGTCTCCGAGGTGGTCAGCAGCTTCCACTTGTCTTCCTGCTCGTACTGGGTAATAGTAGGCTGCAAGGTGTCCGTCAGCACATCCAGGGAGTTGGCCTCATTGGAGTTGTAAGACTGCTTTCCGGTAAAGAGCTTGTTCAGTGGGATTCCGAAAAACCGGGCGGTGTCCTCGATGGACACAGCCTTGGATTCCACAAACTGGGCATCCCGGTTGTTGACGGCAATTGGCTTGTAGGTCAGGCCAAGATCCAGCACCGCCACGCGGAAGGCATTGGCAGCGCCGCTATGGACGTGCTCCCATTCGCTGCGCAGATTGTCTTTCAATGTGACAAAGCTGCCGTCAGCTCTCTGCAATGGCTTCCCATCTGGGTCTTTCACGTAGCCCCGCAGGTCTGTGTCCGTCTCCAGGGTACCAGCCGGGCTGCCGCCGTTCTCGTATACCGCCTTGTCATAGGCCTCCCGGGCCGCTGCCGCTTCCAAGGTATCTCTGGCGTGCCGCAAAACGCTGATACCGTGGATACCGTCCTCGGTGTATGCCTTATAGTGCAGCACCTCCATAGGGTCCAGCAGGTATCCCCGGCCGTTCGTTGGGTGGAAAAACCGGTACTGGAGCCGACCATCCAACGTGAGATAGGGCTCCACGCAGTCCGGCGGAAGCCAGATCAACTCCACTGGCCGTCCGTTACCGTCCCGGTGAATGTAGGCGTAGCCGTTGCCAAACAGCAGCCGGTTGCACTCCATAAGCTTCCAGAAGGTGAAGGGTGTCATGGCCTCGTTGGGCCGGTCCCACAGGATCTGTCCCAAGTAATGATCCTGGATTTCTTCCTGGGTATGCCAGTTCCGCACGCTCATAGGCATCATGCCAACCATGTCACTGAGATAATTCACCGCCCGGTTACATGCGGAGAGTTTCATGGCAGCCTCTTTGTCCATGGAGCTGGCGCTTCCCGTCAGCCATCCGGCTGGGCTGCTCAGCGTCATCGTTGAGCAGGCTGGGATAGATGCGCTCTTGCGTCTGGCTTGCGACTTAAACCGGATCATTCATCGCCCGCCTCCTCCCCGCCGCGGTCTATCAGTACGGCGGCCAGAATCAAAAACACGCCGCCGGCCATGAGCCCCGCAGGAATCGCCAGCATCCCTGCACCGACGCTGACCGCCGTACCTCCGGCGAAATACAGCAGATCCACCAGGCCGCCCCGGCCGATGTTGAATTTCAAATGCACTTTCTCTCCTCCTCTCACATGGAATAGGCACCACTGCTCACAATATCCGCCAGCCCGACCGGCTGGTCCGCCTTGACCATGGCCGTGGCCATGGCGATAATCCAGGCCACGGTGATGTCGATGCGGCCGATGCTCCGGTTTTTCATGGGCTTCATGTTCTCGTTGCCGTCCACGGCGCACCGGACGTTGCCGAAGCACCAGCGGGCGCAGGTGTTGTGCTCGTGGAGCATCTCGTGGGCCCGGATCAGCACCTCCAGCTTCTTGGTGGCCGGGGACATGCCCAGCATGCTCTGGGAGATCTGGATGATCTCCAGCCCTTGGTTCTTCTCGTCCCCCGCCATCAGCCGCTGGGACAGGGTCCAGGCCATGGCCGGGTCCAGCCCCAGGGTCTGGATGTCGAACTGCTCCGAGGCCTCCCAGATGGTCTCCTCCACCTGACTGTAATCCACGATGTCGCCCTCGCACAGCTCCAGGAACCCGGCTCGGGCCCAGTCCCGGTAGGGCACGTGGTCCCGCTGCTCCGCCTCCAGCACGCCGTCCTCCGGCCGCCAGGCCCAGAACAGGGCCACCCAAGTCTCCAGCCCCTCCTGGGGCGGGAAGATCAGCACGAAGGCCGTCAGGTCGGTGCTCTTGGACAGGTCCAGCCCGCCGTAGCACTTCTTGCCCCGCAGATATTCCCGGGCCGCCGCCCGGCGCTCCAGCACGGACAGTCCCTTCCACTCGGGCCGGTTCCACTGGGTCTTGTCGTACAGGGTCAGGGGCAGCCAGCCCACCGCCTTGGTGGAGATCCACTGGTTGAGCCGCAGCCAGCGGAAGGTGCGCTCCGCCGCCTCGCTCTGCTTGGCCGCCCGGGCCTCCGCCCGAAACTGCCTTGGCTTGATGGTCACACCGTAGGAGGGGTTGCACTGATTCCACAGCGCCTCGTCGTAGATGTCCAGCTCGGCGATTTTGTCCGGGTCGTCGCCGGTCAGCACGCCGATGCCGTACATGATGGGGCACCACTGGGGATCGTCCTGGTCCAGCTCCCGCTCCGGCTCTCCCCGCCGCCAGGCCAGGAGACGCCGGCATTTCTCGTGGATCTCCCAGCCGATAGACTTCCGGTCCGGGTCGTCGCCGGCGGTGGTCAGCACGATTACCGCCTGCTGCCGCCGGGCGGCGTCCGAGCCGGCGGTCAGCACATCCCACAGCCGTCGGTTAGGCTGAGCGTGAAGCTCGTCAATGAGGATGGCCGAGAAGGAAAATCCATGCTTACTCTCGGCGTCCGAGGAGTAGACCTTCATCACCCCGCCGAACCGGGTCCGGATCTCCCGGACGCTGTCCCGACACCAGGCCAGGGGCCGGTGGGCGGGCTGGCTCAGGGCGGTGTGCTCCACCATGTACTTGGCGCATTTGTAGATGATGTCTGCATTCTGCTTGTCGGCGGCGAAAATCCCCACGTTGGGCACTTTCTCCCCGTCCGCCAGCAGATGGAACAGGCCCAGGCCGGCGGCAAAGCCGCTCTTGCCGTTTTTCTTGGCGATCTCGTCGTAGAGGAACCGCCGATACCGCACCCAGTTTCCGTCATCGTCCAGCACTTGGACGCCGTAAAACTCCCGGATGGCCTGCTTCTGCCATTCCAGCAGGACAAAAGGCTCCCCCGCCCACTCGTCCTGGCCGAACACCAGCAGGTCGAAGAACCGGAACACCCGGTCCACGGCCTCCTGGCTGTACCGCAGTTGGGCCCCGTCATCCGGCTTCGGGACGTGGATGAACGGCGTCAGCCATACCATCTCAGCCACAGCGGTCAGAACCTCCCTCGATCAGAGACAGGAAGGGATTCTGGTCCTCGGTGGGCTGATCCAAACCGGGGGGCACCACCAGGCGGCACCGGCTGGTGACGGACAGGCCCATGGCCTCGGCGCACTGGCGGCACTGCTTGAAGTAGGCCCCCTGTACGGTGGTCCACTTACGGGCCAGCTTCTCGTCCCTGGCTCGGATGGCCGCCGAGGCCAGCTTGTCCGCCCGTACCCAGCGCTCCCGGGCCGTCAGGAACTGGGCCACCACGTCCCGGTCCAGCTCCGTGTACAGGCCGGCCTTGAGCAGGCGCTCCCCCAGCTCCCGGAACTCCCCGTGGAACTTTTTGGCCAGCCACTTAGGCGGTTCCGCCCGGTCGGGAGGTATCACCTGGACCTCCACGGCCCGGCGCTGGGCCTCCTCGGCCCGGCTCAGGTGCTTTCTTCCGTTTGCTTTCACCACATCCGTGGGCTGCCTCGGTCCTGGCATCGTACTCCTCCCTTCCAGAAATCCTCCATGGGGAAAAAATCCCCCACGGATGGTTGCATGCGGTCTTGCGCGTCGCTTTAGCAAGTTAAAGTGCCCGGGGGAGTGGTCTGCAGGCAAGACAGAGTCTTGCCTCCTGCGCACGCGCCCCGCGCCCGGAGCCGCGCACAGGCGCCCAAGCCTTCGGCCCAAGGTGCCCAAGTCTGGCACAAAAATCAACGCTGTTTTCGCCGGGTTTTCCACTGGTCCGCCATGGTCTTTCGGCTGTGGCAGGAGTGGCACAGGCTCTCCAGGTTGGTCCGGTCAATGAACCTTGCCCAGTCGCCCTTGTGGTCCACCACGTGGTCCACGTCGGTGGCCCTGGTGCGGATTCCGTGCCTGGCACACTCGCGGCAGAACGGCTCCCGCAGCAGCTGACCCGGGCGAAGATCATCCGTCCAGATGGGCAGGCTGTACCAGCCGTGCCACTGGGCCGACTCCCGGCGCGGGGCTTTCTTGGGCTTGTGGGCCGGGCAGTACGCCTCCCGGGTCAGGGTCTGGCATCCTGGATGCCGGCACGGCCGGAGCGGCTTTAAGGCCACGGGCTATCACCTCCGGGCAAAACAAAAAGCCAGCGCCGACGTTCCTCCCGTTCTGGGAAGATCATCGGCACTGGCTTTCAAAGCACTGGCCCTGTTCGATATCCACCATCGTCTCCGTCCGGCAGTCCCGGCAGTAGACGATGAGATTTTTTGCCGATGTTTCAGGCCTCACCTGGAGGACCTTCCGTCGGCGGCAGGAGGGGCACATCAGCCATCCGTCCTTTACGATAAGTTTACCACACTGTTGTTCGATTCGCAACTATTTCAGCCTCTTTTCTTGTAGAATCAAAGAGAATATACTAACCCCCAAGACCGAAAAGAATAGAAAAGCTATTCTTTCGCTCGTCTTCTCTTTCGTTTTGTCCTTGGCTTTTTCCTTCCCGGTGTCTTGGGAAGCATGT